AAATATCATAGGCCACGGTAGTGGCAGCCTCGTCCATGTCCATACCGTCATAGGAATAATAAGAGTCTTTCAGCTCCTCCACGATCTCCAGCAGTCTCTCCGGCATGTTCTGGCTGTTCTCCTCAGCATCAAAAGTGCCCGGGTACAGTTCAGCCAGCTCCTGCCAAGCGCTATCCAAAGGCTGTCCATTCTTGGCCAGATTGACCGCACCAAACAGTCGTTTGCGGTAGTTGCCATACCGATCATGGTGGTAAGCCGTCTCCGCCTTTTGCTCATCGGACAGAGTGATTGCCATACCCCGCAGCGTGTCCAAAACCTCCTGGGCGTATTCGTCACGCACCGTGTGTTCCGGGGTGCTATCCAGCAGCTCATGAGCAATTTCTTTTGCCTGGTCCATGACAGACGAAAAGGTCACATCATCGTTGTTGCCAATGTAGTCAAACAGCCCTTTCAGCTGCACCATCAGGCGGGGTGTATCCATTTTGCTGCCGGTGGACTTCTTCAGCTGCCGGGCTACACGCTGCACCTGGGTTTGGGAAGTATGGTGCCCGGTCTCCAGCTCTTGACTGTCAAACACCTGGCGCAGGGTAATGTTCATCTCGTCCAACCGCTTGTCATCCCGCAGCAGAGAGGTACGCCCGGTGTCGTCAATGCTCTTGGACTTGCGGCTGTCAGCGTTTAGTCCTTTTTGCAGCTGATCATTACGCACATTTTCAGGAGTTCTTCCTCCGTTACTGTTCCTTTTTCTTTCCACCGATTCGCTATCGAATTTATCATAGTTATTAGCGCCTCTTTGCTTCCGCCCAAATAGGTCACTATTGTCCCGATTGCCGTCTCCGAGGCTTCCAATGAGATCAGCAGCTCGATAAGAAATTTTGCCACTTCTGTTCTTGACTGACTTTCTAAGTTCATTGTACTCTCTCCTTGTAGTTGCGGTTTGTGGTTTGTACACTAAAATATCCCTTGTGGGCGTATCCAGCATTTTGTAAGCATAAAATCCGCTGCCAATGGTAATACAGCGCACCTCATTCATGTGGCTGTCTGTGTCCCAAGTCATAACCTCACGCTTTAAGTCCGCATATCCCTTTTTGCCGGTGGTGTTAATCACATCATATCCGGCCTCGTCAAATTCGTCAACCTCTATTTGCTTTGAGTACCGAATATCCGGACTGTCGGTAGGATTACCATTGGTAACCTCTTTGATCTGATTGGAGTAGAACGGAATCGCAACCGTATGCTGATCGCCGCCGTTTTTGCCTCCCTGATCTACAATGCCGTCATAGCCGCTGTCCTTCAAGAAGTCTGTGACTACATCCGGGACCGTGGTCCAAGCATGGGTTGTGCCGTTGTCCAAATCGTCCTGCAACCGCTCCAGCCAATCCTCAATAGGAATGCCGTTCTTATCCCACATATCCGCCTGGGCATTGTCTGTGTCGTACCGGCTCATGTCTGCATCGTCCACATACGACTGCAAATCATCAATAAAGGACTGATCCAGCTTGCCGGTATTGTACGGATTGGTAATATTCAGATAAGCCTGATACACCTTTTCTTCCCGGTAGTCCGGGTCGTTGTACTGGGCCTGATCAATACCCACCGCTTTTAGCACATCCAAGAAACGGCTTTCTTCGTTCCAAAGATTTCCATCACCAAGCCACATATCTACCAGTACGGACAGCGCATTGCCCTTGGCACGGTGCAGCTCGTAGTCGCTAAAGCTACCAATGCCTATTTGATTGCCGGGCTCCAAGACAATGTTATCGTTGTCGTCCAGCGTGACCTGCTTGATCTTCTCGGTCATTGCTTTCTTTTCAGCTGCGGTCAAGGTGTTCCAGTATTCTGTAACCGGCTTGCCGTTTACCTGGAACTGGGTCTCGTAGCTGTCATAATCGCTATCATAGGCGAGAGAAGTATCTGCTTTATCCCTGCTGTAATTTGTGGCAATATCCGGATCATCCGTAAAATACGCCATCGGCCCGGAGGTTGCCCGCTTGGGGTCAAACACATAACCTACCCGGTCCGCTCTGGCAGTACCGTGGTAGAACGGTTTGATCTTACCGTCCTCGTCCCGCAGTTCCGGCGCCACATTCTTATACCGCCGCTGCTGCGCCTCCGTCAGTTCGTTGCCCTGGCTGTCCACTTCCAAGGAATGTCGGGTGTTTTTTTTGCCGTTCTGTGCATTTTTTTGCCCATTCTGCATAGAATGAGTATTGACACCGGACGGCTTGTTTGCTACAATGGTGTTAACGAACCCATAACTGGAACTGGGTAACGGCAATTGGAGCCTATTAACCGACAGCCAGTTTTGGGTTCGTTTTTTATTTGGCTCCACATACAAAATCTTACTGTTGTCTATCAGCCCTTGTGCATTGGTGTCCTTTCCATAAGCGCTGGCCACTTTCAGAATATTTATTGAATTTCCGCCCCGGTCAGTCGGGTTCAAAAGCAGTACAGCGAGCACCGGTTCATTCTTTTGGTCATAGACTTCACCGAACAAGGTCAAACGACCTTCCTTGGTTTTAGACTCCATCACCAAAATGGGATTTTCCAAAATATTCGGTACTTGTTTAATCACCGTGTCTGTCATAGCCGGGTGATCGACTTTGATTTTCTTGATCTTAGAAGCGTCCCACCAAATCTTGCGGTTATCAACGCCCAACTGTTGCAGCACCTTGGAAGTTGTGCCTACACGGAACGAAAAACCGGAGGTCTTCTTATCCCACTGGTCGTATTTCTTTTCAAACTCCGGATTGATACTAAAGCGCACATCTGCACCGGTTTTTTCTCCGGTGCTGTTTTTTTGCGCCGTGTCACCATCCAGCATTCTTTGTCGGTTGTCAATAGCATTGTCCAGTGCGTTAAAGAAGTCGTCCAGCACCGGCACCTGCTGCGCCGCCTTTTGACCGGCTCGTGCAGCGGTATTCAGTGTACCCTGTCCCTCAATCACGCTGCGCACAGCGTCCAGCAGCTTTGTAAAGAAGTCCTTGATCTTTTCGATAACGGACTTCTTTTCTTTTTGGGTCAGGTCTGTATTTTCCGCCAGCCACTTGGCGAACTTCTCGCCGCCCTCCTGCGTGCTGGCTTCACCACTGATGAAGTCAAAGATCATCTCGCTGACGGCATCTTCAATAGAATACTGCTTGCCGTTCTCGCTGTACCCATCTACATACTTCTGCAGCAGGTCAATCTTGTCATCGTGCGCATAATCGCCGGTTGCCAGCATATACTCCACGATGGGCCGGCAGGCGTCCAGCATTTCCGCCGTGTTGTAGGCGTGGGTGTACTCGCCCAGCTCGTGCATAAGCGTGGCGTAGATATGCCCACTGTCCGGGTTCAGCACCACCTTGCCATTGGCAGGATCAATATAGCCGTTATCGTTGCTTTCCAGGCTGCCGTCCAGCACAATGTCCAGCTTGGTCTTTGCCGCCACACGATCCAGGACTTCCTTTTCCTGCGGGGTAACCGTAGCTTCTCCGGTCAGCGTTACAACGCCGCCCTGGTTCTTATTTGCTTGGGTAACGGCGGTCTTGGTGGTGCCGATCTCCTTAGACTGCTCCTGACCGCTCAGGAACAACTCATTGGCAGCACCACGGTCCATAATCCCCATTTCAATCGGTGCAGACAGTGTATTGGCTGCCTGGTCAAATGTAATCTTGCCTGACGCACCGGCGTTGTAAAAGCTCTCCGCCGCGTGCAGATAGGAATAAGGGTTGACCTTGCTGTCGTAATTTTTCACCAGTGCATAAGCGCCCAGGGAGCCAAACTTGGCAGCGCTCTTGTAAACCGCCTTGGTGTTGGGGTTGTTGAACTGCAAATAATCCGTAGTGGTCTTTGTGCCGTCTTGCAGCTCAACCACGGTATGGCCGTCCTGCACCTTAAGAACGCCTTTCACCTGGCTCTCCGGCACAGGCTCTGCCCGCTGCAAATCCACCGGCGTGGCAGCTTCAGTGACCAGCGCATTATAACTCGTGTCCGCAGAGCCGTGCTCAGTCTCTCTCTGTTCGGCAGGTTCTTGTTCTAAGCGTTCCTGCTCCAACTGGGCAATTTTAGCCTCAGTGATACCACCATAGGTGTCCTTGAACTCATTATAACTCTTGGGCTGATCATTTACAAGAAGCTCATTCAGATAAGCGCCACTTGCACCGCCCCGCAGCATTTCATAGGCCATACTGCGGGTAGTAGATTGCGCCCAGTAAGTGCTATTGTCCTGCAGCTCGGCGTACAGGGCCTTTGTGGTCTTGTCCCCTTTAATCTTCCCTTCGCCGTCAAAATAGCTGCTCACAAAACGACTGGTGGCCTTGTCCACATTCTTAACGCCGCTGTCTTGCAGCCGTTGGCGCACAGCGTCCTCCAACACGGTCTTTTGAGCCTGCGTAGTCGCAGCGTCATCGCTGGTCTGCATTTCCATAGCCAGCTTGCCCAGCTGCCGCTTGGATATAGTTTTTCCGCTATCCTCTGCATCAGCCAGCTCGGCGGCAATGCGATACAGCTTAGAATTCTTATCTGCTGTCAGCCCGGCGTCAATCAACTCTCCAGCATTCCCGCTGCGGCGCAAATTCTTGCCATAAATATCCTGCTGCAAATGCCGTTCTCCGGACATGATTGCTTCGTTTGCGCCGCTCATCGCCATACCGGACAGGCCACCGGCTAAGAAAGCTGATAAATCTTCTTGACCGGCCATAGACACGACTTTGGCAAGCGCCTGGGAATTGCTCAATCCCTGGGCACGGCATTCATCAAAAGCAGCCATCATTTTGCTTTGGTTGCCGTTTGCCAGTGTATCGACAATGCGATCAAGGATATTACTGGCTACTTCTTCCGAACCCTCTGCCGCAAAACTCTTTGCAAGGCGTGCAAACACATTGCCACCGGCACCGAGGATCGCACCTAAGCCGAGTTTTTCTGAGATATATTCAACCGCGCCATACAGTGCACCTACGCCCAGCGCACGATCGTCAGAAAAGCCCTGCTCTTTCATATCTGTAACTGTCTGCGTTGCCATTTGTGAAGCCATAATCAAGGAAGATGCGTTCGCGGCAATCTTTTTAGCGCTATTTAGCACCTTACTTGAACTGCCCTTGACTGGGAGTTTAATTCCAAGTCCCTGACCTACAGCCATAGAAGCGACAGAGTCTGCCATGGACATACCGGTATCATAAATCCATGTGCCGATATTTCCCTGACTTGTATTCTTATCTTTCCAAAAATCCTGCTTTGCAATGGCTTCACCGGTTGTCTTTCGTGTATCAGAAGACATCTTGCCGGCAAGGTTAGCCAGGTCGTATGTATCGCCTACGCTGCCACCAACGGCTTTGGCGGCAGCGTCCACAATATATCCGGGTGCATTCATCAAATTTTCACCGACTGTCGCAGCATTTGCAAGAATTGCTCCTGTTACGCCGTCTTGAGCCATTTTTCTCTGAGACAGAACGGTGGCGTCCGTTGCTTTTCGTTCAAGGTCTTTATTGATGGTTGAAAGATACTCGTGCGCTGCTTCAGCACCATCTGTGTTGTACAGATAATTGAACACCCCGCGCTGCTCGTCTGTCATCTGATTGTATTTGGTATCGTCCATCGCCTTGTTCATGCGGTTGCCCCAAAAGGCGATACCGCTCGCGCCAACCGGTGCCACGGCACTTCCAACGGACTCTGACAGTCCATTAACAGCACGATACACGCTGTCCTGATTGGACTTGTCGATCTGCTTTGACTTGTCAGCAAAATCTTTTTGATTAGGAATATCCGAATATTTGTCGACGATTTTTTGTCGCCGCTCGTACTCCTCCATCTCCTGTATCTTCTTATCATATTCATCCAGCGCAGCCATGTGCCGATTGGCTTCTTCCTGCATTTTTGCGGCGCGCTCGCTATCCGTCCGCTCCAATGCGATACCAATCAGCTTGTCTATGGTGTTGCGTGTTTGACCACCATACTGCCGTGCATAGGACCTACGCTCATCCTGCAAGCGTTCAAGATCACTCCGATCATCGGCCGCACGGATAATTTGGCGCCGCTGTGCAAGACTCTCCTCCGGCGTTTGCTGATGATATTCAGGCACTTCATTACGCCTGTAGCTATTGCGGGCCAATACATCAGCGATCTCCTCTTCCGGGTCGTCATACTCATATCTTTTCTTTTTCGGATCGTAAAATCTGGAATTTTTTCTTGTGTCCTCAGCAACGCGCTCAGCTGCGCCGGAATGCTGTACCACTTTGGCAAAATTTTTGCTTTTTCTAATATCCATAGTTTTTCCTCGCCATTCAAAACAGTTTTGTACCCAAACTAAAGTTCGGCTTCCCGGGATTGGGCGGTATGCTCACATTGCGTTTCTTCACATGCAGATTACCGTTTTTATCCTCTTTAATCTCAACCGCCTTGCTATCAATAAGGTAGTCGAATTTTGCCTCGCTGATTGGGCCATACCCCAAAGCGAGTATCTCACTTTTTGGTACGCCATGATATTCCGGCTTCACCTTCTTTTTCCCCTTACCGCCAGTGTCAAAGCCAGTACCGTAGCTACCGCGTCCACTGGATCTGGAAGAGCGAGAAGAGCGTGACGCCCTTGCGGCCTTTGCAGCCTTTGCGGCCTTGGCGGCTTCCTCCTGCTGCCGTTTCCACTGCAGTACATCCAGCTGGTAATCCTGATCAGCCTTCCACTTGGAGAGCGCTCTGTCCGCCTTGCTCTCACCCAAGTTGCCCTCGTATTTAGCCATATCGCTAAGGAAGGACAGGTTATCACTGTATGCCTGGCTATCTACCGCACCGGTCTTTTCCACCGCTGCGTCCCACAGAGAGCGTGCGTTTTGTAGAGCTTCCACCTTGTCCTGGTACTTTTGGTAATCAAACGCGCCGGCCTCGTTGGCTCGCTGCCCACCGGCGGCTTTATTCTCCATTTCCCCGGAGTGAATTTGGTTTGCCGCAGACAGTTTGGACAGCAAGTCCTCATTCTGACCGGCCAATCCGTTCATATAGCTCTGCTGGGCAGCAGGCACGGTGTAGTCCGTGTCATAGCCACCGGCCATATTCTCTCCTGCGTTAGTCTGCGTGTCCGCTGCTGCCAGCTTAGAAAGCGCCGCATAGTCTCTGGCATAATCGCCGAACACATCAGCGTTGCCGAAATTGGAAGACTGGGCACGGCGATTGAGAATATCATCCACCGCACCCTCTACCATCTTAGCGAATGTACCGTTACGGTAAGGGCCAATTGCGCTGAGTTTCTTGTCATAGTCGTTCCTGTTTTTCTGTGCATTCTTGGTTGCCGCAGACTGTTTCACCTTGCCAAGCGCTTTTCTGGCCTTAGAACTGTAACTCATCCAATCCCTCCTTACTTCTTGTTAAGAATTTTTCGCTGCAGTTTGTTATTCCGATCGGCAATAGCCCTTTCCTGTTTGCGTGCCTGCTGGCTCTCGTTCAGGTTGCCGTGATACTGCTGTTGACCGGAGGCAAAGCTGCGATCATCGTTCCATTTCGTGTAACCGTTGGAAAGGGAAGTATTGAACCGATTCGTGTTGTAATCCATCTTGTTATAGGCGTTGCCCACAGCGTCCTGATATCGCCCATACTGCTGCTGATTCACACTATCAAGAAGGTCATAGGCGTTCTGCTTGCCTTGCTGCTGTTGGTCATATTTCTGATACGCCAGGGACAGAAGCTGCGACTGTATATTAGACAGATTGTTCAGCTGTGCCTGGTTGGCAGCATTACCCGCCGTAGTCGCCGCAGAGGAGGCATAGCCACCTGTTGCTGACGCCATCTGGCCCATAGTGTCCAGCATATCATTACGGCCCTGCGCCTGGTACTGTGCCTTATAGGCCTGGTATGCAGCGTCATTGTCTGCGTCATAAAAAAACTTTGACTTTAGGATGCCACCCAACATATTTTGCAGCCGGGCGGTATAGTCCGTCAGGCCATTTGCCTTGGCATATCCGCCATAGCCGCCGTTTAACAGAGAATTGTAGCCTTTGACACTGGCGTCCATGTCCTTCTTTTCCTTGGACTTCATCAGTGCTTTATAGTCCTTGGAATTGGTCCATCCGCCGCTATACTTATTGACTGTTTTTGTCCAGCTGCTTAGGTTCTTTTGCGCAGCCGTCTGTTTGGGCTTGCTTTTCTTCGGTTTGCTCTTTGCCATTTATCTGATCCCCCATATATACGATATTGTTCGTGCTGTGATCGTCACGCTGCCGCTTTTCACATTGGCAGAATAGCAGTTGTCGATCGTTACCTTATTTCCTGCATAGTCGCCGTCCACGGACCACACGGTAAAGCTGTTTCTTGCGCTAATGTTCGTATGCGATCCGCGAACGGCAGTGCAGCTACGGTCTCCGTCCAGAATAGGGCACAGGGCGTGCATCCAGCTATTGCTAAAGCGGATAAGCAGAAAGCGGTAGTTGTCCACGCTGTCATTCAGAGTGATCGTATCGCCAGCCTTTGCGGTACTCCCGCTGAACAGTAGAGCGGATGACCGACCGTCCCGGATCATCTCGTCTACCTGCTCCGTTTTCAGGCCTTTTGTACTCTGCTGATCACTATCTCCGCCATTGGTTAATGACGCCAAAAAAGTCCGCGTCAGGTTCTGTTCATCCATGTTGTTCAGCGCATAGTTCAACTTATCTGCCATCTGGTTCAGGTACAGATACAGACGCTGTATCCGCTGACTATCCGTTACGCCGTCAGACGGCTTGCCAATGTTAAAAGTCATAAGTCACTCCCTAAAGTCATTGTGTTTGCAATACTGATCACCCGAACATCTCCGCAGCCTTCCAACCGCAGCGCATAGTGATCACAGGCTTGCGGAACGATATTCAATACTTCCGTCTTCGGTGTACCATTACCGGTCAACACACCCATTTGGATCCACTGCCCGCTGCTGTCGTACTGAATAAACGCTTTGAGCACAGCGCCCAGCGCAATCTTAGCCCGCAGGTTAATACGGCTGACGATCTTCTTATCCGGGTACGAAAAGTCTATGGCACCGGTCTCCGCGTACCATTCCACCTTGTCTTCCGTTTTGTACAGTTCCAGTCCGGACAAAGCGGTCTCGTTGTGTCGGCCAAGCTCATGGAAAATACAGTTCGGGTCCATTGCATAGACCGACCCGGTGTAATCCGTGATAAAGTGCAGATACCGCATTCCGTTCAGACGCACCCACAGGCCGGTATTCAGGTCATAGACAAAGGTCTCGTAGCCGCCGTCCGTCTCGTTCTTCATGGAAATATAATACTTGCCAAGGGAACTTCCGGCGTT